CTAATTTTTCAATTAACGATGGTCAATATGTAGCAAATCAAACAACTAATGATTATATAGTTTATGAGTAATTCAAATATTTCTATTGTAAATTTAAGTGCTTACACAAGTCCTAAAATACAAGAAAATAAAAAGCAAGGTTATATAGAATATGGTGATGACAATAACTACTTTCAGTTTTTAATTGATAGGTTTTTATATTCAACTACAAATGGTGCTATTATTACAGGTATATCTAATATGATATATGGTAAAGGTTTAGATGCTTTAGATGCATCAAGAAAGCCAAATGAATATGCACAAATGAAAACTTTATTTAAGCCAGATATGTTGCGTAAAGTATGTTTAGAACGCAAACTAATGGGTATGGCTTCTATGCAAATAGTAAAGCAAAAGAATAAAGTAGTTAAAGTTGAGCATTTTCCAATACATACTTTAAGAGCAGAAAAATGTAATGACAAAGGAGAAATAGAAGGATATTTCTATGCACCAGATTGGAGCAAAGTTAAACCATCAGATGTATTAAAAAGAATACCAGCTTGGGAATTTGGTAATGGTAATGAAATTGAAATTATGGTTATTAAACCTTATTTGCCAATATTCCACTATTATACACCAGTTGATTATAATGGTGCTTTAGATTATGCTTTATTAGAAGAAGAAATATCTGTTTATCAAATAAACGATGTAAAGAATGGATTTAGTGGAACTAAAGTTATCAATTTTAACAATGGTATTCCAACTGAAGAAATGCGTGACCAAATTAAAGCAGATGTTAAAAATAAACTAACTGGTTCACGTGGTGACAAAGTTATTGTAGCTTTTAATGCAAATGCTGAAAGTAAAACAACAGTTGAAGATATACCATTAACAGATGCACCAGCACATTACGAATATTTAAGTAATGAATGTTTTAATAAGTTAATTGTAGGGCATAGAGTTACTTCACCTATGTTATTAGGAATTAGAAATGGTGATGGTGGTTTAGGTAACAATGCAGATGAAATAAAGACTGCAACTTTATTATTTGATAATATAGTTATTAAAGCATATCAATATGAAATTATTGAAGCATTAAATGAAATATTATATTACAATGATATTAGTTTAAAATTATACTTTAAAACTATACAACCATTAGAATTTACTGAATTAGACAATGCACAAAATGCTGAACAAATAAAAGAAGAAACTGGATTAAGTTCACACACTTGTTTAAGTTCAGATATTGCTGATGCTTTAATTGCTAAAGGTCAAACTTTAGGTAATGAATGGACTTTAGTTGATGAAGTAGAAGTTGATTATGATAAAGAAGATGAATATGATGCTGAAATTAACTTTATAAACGAAAAAAATAAAAAAAGCAAAAGTACATTATCTAAAATATGGGAATTTGTTTCAACAGGAATAGCAAGACCAAACGCTAAAAGTCCAGAACAAGATGAACTTATTGATGGTGTGCAATTCATTACAAGATATGTTTATAGTGGTAATGCAACTGGTCAAAGAGAATTTTGCAATAAAATGATTAATGCTGATAAGGTTTACAGAAAAGAAGATATTATTGCTATGGAAAGTCAAGCAGTAAATGCTGGTTTTGGAAAAAATGGTTCTGATAACTATTCTATTTGGTTGTACAAAGGTGGCCCAAGATGTGAGCATAAATGGTTACGTAGAACGTATGCAAACTTTGAAGGTGTTAAAATAGACCCTACAAATCCAAATGCAAAAAATATTAGTTCTGCTACTGCTGAAAGATATGGTTATAGAATTAGAAATGAAAAAGAAGTTGCTATGAAACCAGCAGATATGCCAACAAAAGGTTTTACACAAGAGTATTGGGATAAAATGGGATTTACAAATTAAGATATGGCACAAGCATTATTTGTTACGAGAGATGATATAGTTAGGTTTACAGCATTAAATGGAAATATTGATGTAGATAAATTTGTTCAATATATTAAGATAGCACAAGATACACATATACAGAATTATTTAGGCACACAATTATTTAATAGACTAAATGATGATATTGTAAATGATGATTTAACAGAACCATATACAACGCTTTTAAGCAAGTATATTAAACCTATGGTAATACACTGGTCTATGGTAGAGGCACTTCCCTTCTTGGCAATTACTATTGCTGGAAAAGGCATCTACAAACATACGTCAGAAAACGCTACAAATGTAGAAAAGAATGAAATTGATTTCTTGGTAGAAAAAGCAAGGGATATAGCACAACATTACACAAATAGATTTATAGATTTTATGTGTTTTAATCAAGCAGATTTTCCTGAATACAATGCTAATTCAAATGGTGATATGTATCCAGATAGAGATGCTTATTTTACTGGATGGGTACTATGATAAACAAATATAAACCAAAACAAGCTAACATTAAGAAGTTAGAAATATTTTTAAAAAAAATAGAAAACAAAACTAAAGATGGGATTAAATTTTCAAAGCATTAAAGGCGATACATTTGAACAAGTAACTTTTGAGTTACTATTAAACGATGAACCATATAGTTTAGAAGATGCTATTATTAGAATGCAGTTAAGAAAAGAATATGGTGGTATTCCTGTTTTATCTTTAACTTCAGTTGATAATGCTGGTTTAACAATAACTAACGCTGCAAATGGTTTATTTAAAATTAATAAACAAATAATAAATATCTGTGCTTTCAATTATTTATATGATATAGAAATTGAATTTGGTAATGGTACTGTTAAAACTTATGTAAGTGGTAATTTCTTGATTAAATCTGATGTAACAAGATAACTATGTGTGAAGAAATTAACATAAATGTAAATGAAACTAATGAAAATATTAATATTATTTCAACTGAAATAGTTGAAGTTATTGATATTAATGTTGGTGAAACTACTGAAGAAGTTACTTTTAATATTACTGAAGAAGTAATACAAGTAAATATCAATAAAATTATTGGTGGTGGTGGTGAACAAACATTAGCAGAAACTTTAGTATTAGGTAATAATACAGGTGGAACTGATATATTATTAAACAATGATGATGCTATTGTTTTAGAAAATAATTCTTCAATTAGAAAAGGAACTTATGACTTTGGACAAAGTGGTGGTGTTTCTCGTATTTGTGGTGTTGATTTTGAAGATATGTGGCAAGGTGGAATTAGACACGTATTTGATAACAATGGGTATATTAGAAATTCAACAAATGGATTTAATGTAGTACCTAATAGTAGCTTTGATATTACTTTACGTTTTAAAATAGGTTCTATTTGGACATTAGATGATGGAACTAATTATATTTGTACTGATGCAACAGAAGGTGCTGCTGTATGGGAACTTTACAATGTAATACCTACTAATACAAGTGATTTAACAAATGATGGTGAAGATGGAGTTAATCCTTTTATTACTGCTGCTGATGTACCATCTGCTGTTACTTCAGTAGGTTTAACAATGCCATCTGCTTTTAGTGTAACAAATAGTCCAATTACTTCAAGTGGTGATATTGCTGTAACAGGTGCAGGATTGGTTTCGCAATATGTTAGAGGTGATGGTACACTTGCTAATTTTCCAAATTCAACAGGTGGTGGTTCATCAGTTAATTATTATCTTAATGGTAGTGTTTCTCAAGGTACATTTGGTGGTAATACTTATTATCAAATGAGTAAAACACCAATACTTGGTGCTGGTACTAATTTTACAAGAACAAATGGACAAGGTAATGGATATATTGCATCTTTTATAACTGATGCTGGTGACCCTTCATTTTTAAATATTCCAGGTGGTAATTGGAATGTAGAATTTTATTTTCAATCAAGTTCAACAGGTGGAAGTCCACAATTTTATGGTGAAATTTATAAAGTTAGTTCTACAAATGTATTTACTCTTGTAGCAAGTGGTTCAGCAAATCCTGAAGGTATAACAAATGGTACAACTGTTGACCAATACTTTACTTCAATACCTGTTCCACAAACTTCATTACTTATTACTGATAGATTAGCAATTCGTATTTATGTAATTACAAGTGGAAGAACTATTACACTACATACAGAAAATGGAAATCTTTGTGAAGTACTTACAACATTTACAACAGGATTAACTGCATTAAATGGACTAACACAACAAGTACAATATTTTGACGAAGGTACAACAGGAACAGATTTTAATATTTCATCAACTACTGATACACATACATTCAATTTACCTACTGCAAGTGCATCAAATAGAGGTGCATTAAGTTCAACAGATTGGAGTACATTTAATAATAAACAAAATGCTTCTACAAGAAGAAATGCAAACAATAGTTCAAACAATAATATAAACTATTGTGGTGTAGCTTTAGGAACTGGAGTAAGTGAAAGTTCAGCAGTATGGACAATAACAAGATTAACAATAGCTGCAAGTGGTTCAATAACTACTGCAACTGCTACAAACGTAGCTTGGACAAATAGACAATCAGCAACATATATATAAAAAAAAGAAATTATGCCAATTACAAGTACAAACCCAATAGAAGTAGACGGAATAGAGTATCCATATTTTATGGTAAATTTAGCAATATCGCCATTGGTAAAACCAACTGATATAGGTGCAAGTGTTGCTATGAGATTAACACCATATAGAGTTTTAGAAGATGAAAGTTCAGTAAGTTTACCAGATAATTCTATTCCTATAACATATATGGATGTTTTTGAAAGTGGGGATACAGACGCTATAAATGCAGCTATATCAATTATGGGTGCTTTGCAGACTTTTATTAATGAAAAAAATCTTTAATTATGGCTTTAAGATATGCAGTAGCAACTGGTAACTGGAGTAACACAGCTACTTGGGATGGCGGAACATTACCAACAGCAGCAGACGATGTTTTTTCAAATAGTTTTACAGTAACTATTGATGGAACGTTTACAGTTTTATCTATTAGAAATACATCAAATGCAGTATTACCAGTTATTGCAGCTGGTGGTCAATTTAGATATGCAAATGGTGGTAATTTAACTTGTACTGCTACACAATCTATGTTCGTACCTTCTGTAACTCCTGTTTTAGAAATGACTTTAGCAAGCCCAAATACTGCTACTTTTAATGGCTCTGTTTTGACACTATTATCAGGTAGTGGGCCTGCAATTAGAAATTCAAACACAGGAACATTAAATTTAAATGGTAATTATAATCTTGATGGTCCAGCATTTACAATTAGAAATTTAATAGCATTAACATCTACAGGAACTATTAATATTGTTGGAGATGTTTCATCAACAAGTACAGGAACAACAGGGCAAAATAATACAATATATATTACAGGAGCAGGAACTGTTAATATAACTGGAAATGTAACAGGGGGAGGCTCTACAACTAATAGTCATTCAACAATAATCACAACTGTTGGTGCAACTATTAATATTACTGGAAATGTATCAAGTAATACAGCAGCTGCTATAAATTTGCCGAATTCTACTGCATTAACAATAATCGGTAACGTTACAGCAAATGGTGGTAATCCAACTATTAATAATGCTACAACAGCAGCTACAATTTCAGTAACAGGAATAATAACTGCGAGTAGTACAGCCCCAGCTATATATGCTATAACAGGGACATTTTCATCTGGTCCTTATGTAAAAGTAAGTGGAAACGTAGTTAATTCTACAAATAATATGGCTATTGTAGCACCGAGAGTTACTATTGACACAAATACATCAAGTTGGTTATTTCAAATAAGTATGGGTGGCAATAGAACTTTATACGCTGCTGGAGTAGCTTTAGGTAATCCAGCAACAAGCAATGTAAGATTTGGCACTACTTATGGTGCATCAAGTGAATTAACTGGAACTTTAAGAGTGCCAACTGCTGCAAATGTATTGAGTGGAGTTTTAGTAGATAACACAACTGGAACATTATTAATGACACCGGCAGACTTTTGGAACTATTTAATTGCAAGTGGATTTACTGCTGATAGTATTGGAGACAGATTACAAAACGTTGCAACAGTAGCAACAACAGGTGGACAAATAGCAAGTTATAATATATAATTAAAAAAAATGATTTGGTTTTTAGAAAATTGGGTTGCAATAGTTAGTACAATATCAATTCCTATTGCTTGGGTTTTTGGTGGTAAACAAGCTAAAAAGGTTGAAATAAAAAACAGCAATGGTGACTTTTTAACTAAAGTACAAAACATATATGATGCTTTAGTTGAAGATTTAAAAACTGATAGAGATGAATTAAGAGCTTGTAATGTTGAACAAACTAAAGATATTGCAGATTTAAGAAACGATGTTAGAAGTTTACAAAAGCAGTTTAATGATTTATATTTAGCTTATGCAAAAGAAGTAGAAGCAAGTAAATATTGGAAGGATAAATTTAATGAATTAGAAGGTAAATATTTGCAGTTAGAAAAAGACCACGAAGCATTAAAAAAGCAATTTGAAAGCTATAAAAAAACAAACAGATGATATTAGATAATAAAGGTTATTTATTTATAACTAAACACGAAGGATTAAAATTAAAACCATATTTGTGTAGTGCTAAAATACCAACAATAGGGTATGGAAATACATATTATACTGATGGTAAAAAAGTAACACTATTAGACAAAGATATTACTAAACAAGAAGCATTTGATATGTTTAAAGAATTAGCTAATAGATTTGCAAAAAGAGTAGATACATTAGTTACTTCAAATATAAATCAAAATCAGTTTAATGCTTTAGTTAGTTTTGCTTATAATGTTGGAACTGGTAATTTTAGTTCAAGTACTTTGTTAAAAAAAGTAAATAGAAACCCTGATGATTTGACTATTAAAGATGAATTTTTAAGATGGAATAAAGCTGGTGGAAAAGTTATTAATGGTTTAACAAATAGAAGAAATGAAGAAGCTGATTTATATTTTAGTTAGTATTTTATTTATATCTTGTGGTTCAAGAAAAGTTAATAAAACAACAATAGAAGAAAAAAAAGATAGTGTTTCAGTTATTGATGTAAAAACACAAATAAAAACAAATGAAAATACTGAAATAAACAACAATTCTAAAATAGATAAAACTGAAGAAGAATTTATAATTGAACCAATAGACAACACAAAAGAAATAGTTGTAAATGGTAAAACTTATAAAAACGTTAAAATAAGACACAAAAAAACAAAAGACAATAGTTTACATACAAATCAAAAGAAAGTTTCTAAAAACGCTTTAAAACAACAAATAAAGCATAGTAAACAAGTTGTTTCTACTTCAAAAGTATTAAAAGAAAAAAAAATAGATAAAAAAGAAAGTTTAGTTATATATTTTTATTTATTATTATTAATTATATTATTATATATTATTTATAAATATAGATTTAATATTATAAAATATATTTTAAAATTATTTATTTAATATATATTATTATATTTAATATATTATATATCTTTGAACTAAATAAGTAATATATATATTATATTATATATCTTTGAATAAAATAAATTATATATTATATGGCTAAAGTTGCTAAAAAACCATTAAGAAAAAATCTAATAAAAGAATTAGATACTGTTTTTAGCCAGTATATACGTTTAAGATATGCAAAGAATGAAATAGCTGAATGTGTTACCTGTGGCAAAAAAGACCATTGGAAAAAGTTACAGAATGGGCATTTTATGAGTAGGGCAAATTACTCAACAAGATGGGATGAAGATAACTGCCAAGTACAATGTATGGGTTGCAATGTTTTTAAGCAAGGTGAACAATATAAATATAGTTTATATCTTGGTAATAAGTTAGCTGAAGAACTTTATTTAAAATCAAAACAAATAGTTAAATTTGCTGATGTAGAATTAATTGATATGATTGATTATTATAAACAACAGGTAAATATTTTGCATAAATTTACATAATGTTTTTTAAATTGTTTTTGTCAAGAAGGAGTGGTTTTATAGCCACTCTTTTTTTTTGTTTTAAATTTTAACTTTTCTTTAACACTTTTGTATTAATAACAGTTGTATATTTGCTTCATCAAACAATAACAATTAAATATTATGAAAACAGCAATGCAAGAATTATTTAGCCAATTAGAAATTGAGCATCCAAATTTATTTAACACAAATACTTTAGAAGGTAGAAAGTTTATAAATGATTATTATAAATTTTTTGAATTAGAAAAGCAACAGTTAATAGATGCACACGGAAATAAAAGTAAAAATATACGTATTATAACTTCAGATGATAGTTATATTTTAACAGGTGAAGATTATTATAACGAAACATTTAAAAATTAATATTATGGCAAAAACAGCAGTAGATTGGTTCTTTAGTGAACTTGAAAGAATGCAATATTTTATTGGTAATGATATGTTAGAAGCATATAAACAAGCTAAAGAAATTGAAAAAATACATATAATAACTGCACACGGGAATAAACAAAAAAAATCTGGTTGTGTTTCAAATTATACATACATTTTAACAGGAGAAGAATATTATAATGAAATATATAATAACAATTAAAAAACAAATAACAATGAAAGATTTATTAGACTACAACAGATTTAGAATTGAAACAATGCAAAGTAAGATTTGCGAATTAGAAAGTTTATTAAGTACATTAGAAACTTATTGCTTTGAATTAGCAGATGAACAATGCCCAAAAGAGTACAAAACAATTATTAAAAAAGAATTATACAATTTAAAAATAAAATAAAATGAGCAAATTAATAGTTAGTTTTCCAGCTGAATTAAATTTAAATCAAAAATTATCTTTAATTCAAAAAGAATTTAAAGCAAACAAATCAAAATTTAATAGTTTTGGTAAATATAATTTTAGAAGTGCTGAAGATATATTAGAAGCATTAAAACCATACAATGAAAAATACCAAGTATCTTTTGTAATTACTGAAAAAATGATTAGAATGCAAGACCAAAACATTATACCTATGATGCAATCAACTGCAACTATTTATGATAACAATGGTGTAAATGAAATATCAGCAACTGCTATTGTAGGTGTAGATTTAAATCAAAAAGGAATGCAAGTACCACAACAATTTGGTTCAGCTTCTTCTTACGCTAAAAAATATGCATTAGGTAACTTACTTTTAATTGATGATACACAAGATGCTGATGCAACTAATAAACACGATAAAGAAGTAAAAGCAGAAGATGATTTAAAATGGTTAAATAAAAACACACCAGAATTTAATAAAGCTATTGAATATTTAAAAAATGGTGGTAATATTGCAACTATTGAAAATAAATATAAATTAGCTAAAGCAGTTAAAGATGAATTATTAAAAGTAAAATAGGGAAGCTGAAAACTATATAGAGTAAGCAAATTTAAATATAAAAAATATGAGTGCAATTATTAATGTAAGTATGAGAGTTGATGCTTTACCAAAAGAGAAATTTATTTCTGGAAAAGATGGAAAAGTATATTACAATTTTACAATATCAGTAAATGATGAAGCTAATCAGTTTGGTCAAAACGTTTCTTTAACTGATAGTCAAACACAAGAAGAACGTGAAGCTAAAAAACCTAAAGTTTATTTAGGAAACGGATTAGTTGTTTGGACTGATGGAAATATAAAAGCCATTAAAAAAGAATCTATTACACAAAAAAAACAATTAACAGAAGATTCGTTACCTTTTTAAAAAATTAATTAGGGCAGATAAATAAAATATATTCTGCCCTTTTTTAAATTATATAATATGAAAACTTGTAGTAAATGTAATAAAGAAAAAAATTATTTAGAATTTTATAAAAATAAAAGTAGAAAAGATGGTTATTCAGTAGATTGTAAATTATGTCGTAAAGAATATTATAAAAATAGTAAAAATGTAAGAATAGAATATTTACAAAGAAATAAAAATAGAATAAAAGAATGGAGAAGTAATAATAATAAAATAAATAAAGAAAAAAATTCTTTATATAAACTACAATGTAATTTAAGAAGTTTAATATCAAAATCAATAACAAGACAAGGTTACAGAAAAACTTCAAAATCAAAAAAAATACTTGGTTGTGAATTTATTGAATTAAAACAATATTTAGAAAATAAATTTACTAATGGTATGACTTGGGAAAATTATGGTAAATGGCATATAGACCATATATATCCATCTTCTTTAGCAAAAACTGAAGAAGAAATTATAAAACTAAATCATTTTACTAATTTACAACCTTTATGGGCAAAAGATAATATTAGAAAAGGTAATAAGATTATTTAAACAAAAACAATGACAAAAGAACAAAAACAAGAAAAACGTTTAATGATGGAATTTATAGTTGATGAAGCTATTTTAAATCCATTAGAAAAAATAGAACATCCTAAACCAGCAATATCATTTGGTGTTAAAAGTTATGAAAGTAAAGATGGTGAAATTATATTTCCAGTACCATTAGGAACTTATGGAAACTTTAGTTTTGTACAAGCACCACCTAAAAGTAAAAAAACATTTTTTGTATCATTATTATCAGCTATTTATTTAGCTGAAGATTTACCACAATTTTGTGGTGATTTAAAAGCAAATAGAAATGATAAGCACTTAATACATTTTGATACTGAACAAGGTAATTTTCACGCTCAAATGGTTTTTAAAAGACCATTAGAAATGGCTGGATTAAAGAACATAGATAAATACCATACATTAGCATTAAGACAATATAGCTTTAGTGATAGAATAGAAATAATTGAACACTATCTTTATGACAGATTAGAAGGTAAAGATATAGGTTTAGTTATAATTGATGGTGTAGCTGATTTATGTAGTGATGTAAACAATATAGAAGAAAGTAATAATGTAGTGCAAAAGCTAATGAAATGGACAAAAGAATTAGATTGTCATATTGTAACAGTTATACATTCTAATTTTGGAACTGATAAACCAACTGGTCATTTAGGTTCGTTTTTAGAAAAGAAAACAGAAACACAAATTAGTTTAGAATTAAACACAGTTAATAAAGGATTAGTAAAAGTAAGTTGTAAAAGAAGTAGAAATGCACCATTTGAAGATTTTAATTTTAAGGTAAATAACTTTGGATTACCACAAGTAGAAGGTGCTTTTTATGACCCATTAAAAGATATATTCTAATGAAAA